CCACCTTGCAGAGGTGGGAAAGGTTTGATCCTCGCCCACCAGCGGATAATTAGTCCGCCAACCACTTAGGCGCGCTTTGGGAGAACCCGTGCAAACTCCCAATGTTAGTGTCTTATAGATAGGGTTGGGCAATGCTCTAGCCGAACATTCGTTGACAAGCATGTTTGTGGGGTGCACTTCACGCAGCCCGCCCAGGGATCCCATCTTCTAGAGGACACCCTTACTGCCTATAAGTAGGCATAGAAGGAGAGGAAATGTTCTGTGGAGCATATTGAACTAGCTGACCAGCCGCCGTCATAGCGGGTATCATCTGCAAACCAGGGCTCGGAGAGCAACTCTGCTGCACCAAATTAATGGGCGGGGCATGAGCTTTCCCCTTCTCCTCAATTTCATCCTTTTCTCTCTTCAACTCTTCTTCCACATGCTTGCGCATGTGCGCTCTCTTCCACTTCCCCGCTGACACCAACGCTAATGAAAGCGTATTTGACGTACGCGAGGGATTCAACAGCACAGTCATCGTAGCCCCGGTTTGAGCCGTAGGCCACGTGCCAGTGAACCGACCAAACAAGTAACCGCCTGCAGGCGGCACCAACAGGTCGTAAATGGCCGAGATCGCCTGTGTGACACCAGTACCCGCAGCAGCGGTATACAGGTTTAAAGCTGTCGTGGCGTAGTCCAAAGCTTCCTTAGGGTCGTTTGGCACAAAATTAGGAGCTTGAAAGCCGAAGCCTCCAGTCCAATTGGCCGCAGTCGCCTGCAGAAGCTGGGCCAAAGTCCACAAACCGCCTGGCACTTTAAGCGCGTAGTTAGTGCCACTGGGATTAGAAGTTGGGTCCACAGGTCCGACGACGATGGGCAAACGTCCAATATCTCCCGAAATGTTAGCTCCAGCCGTAGGCCAAGCTGCGACAGTATTCGATAGAGCTGAGAAGACGTTGTTATTAGCCAAGGCAATTGTACTATTACCTGCAACCGCGCCGTACTTGACAGAACTCAAAGTCGGAGAGAGTTCGGGAATCCACAAACACAAGTCATACTCAACTAAGAGATTAAAGTTCACGGCGGTGGTGATAGCCGTGGAACAGAACATATAGACCTGGCCTTGATCAACCAGACGTTCATCACCGGACGCACTCGAATTAACGAAGTAGTCCGTGGTTGGATCCATGATCGGACAGTCCACAGTCAGCGTTTCCCACACCGACCCCTGAACCGTATTTGGCATCGCATTCCACGCGCGCAACGCGGAAACTCCACCAGCGGGCGTCTCATCCGACGGGTCACGATCATAAGCCAAGCCATAACCACCATTGGTGTTCGTGCCAGCGAAAGGAACCGCAATGAAGCGGAACCTATTAAACCGGTACTTGTCAAAAGTAGCCGCCATGATAGCAAGCCTAGTGCCAACGAAGGCACTTGGGTTGATGGGCCCATTAAAGAGCACGTCACCAACCGCTTGCGAAGTCGTAGTGGTAACTGTATCCAAGAATTCACACCCTCGGATACGAATTCCAGTACGGGAGCCAGGCAGAGGTTTCACATTGAAGTAATTCCTCTCGGTTTTCCCAATCGCGGCAGGGGCCGCAACCTGCTTTACAACAGGTGTTGTCCCCACGCTACGAATAACAGCAGCAGCTTTCTTCTTCCGTTCCTTTTTAGGTTTCGCGGCAACAACCTTCGCAACTTCCTTCTTCACCTCCTTTTTAGCCTCCTTTTTAGCAGCCTTCTCTTGCTTCGCCTTGCTCGCGGCTTGAGTAACCATAACGTACTAGCTTAGTGGGATTTTATGGGGCCGTTCACTTGTCGGTCGACACCCCACAAATGCATCACTTCGCGTTCCGTCGTCGAGCATGACATCGCAAGTTGCCACTCGGGATCATCCTTTAACAGCAGCCCGTACTTCTTTACCAACCTCTCAATATGGAGCCGAATCTGATGCCTCCATTGCTCGTTCCAGAACAGCTCACGATAAGCCGCCCAAGACCGAACCAGAGACATAGCTGGCGAGTCTACCTTAGTCGCTTTCAACCATCCATTCATGGTCTTATTCGCGACAGGCATTGGGACCCACACTCCAGCGCGCACCACGCTGTAATTTGAGAGGTAGGGAACGTACTGTGCGTGGCGGGGGAATGAGCAATCTGTTGTCCAGGTCACCCCGAAGTCTATACGAATCACCTCTGACACGCTGGTGAAGTTGAATTTCTCAACATACTTACCTGAAACCGAGAACCAGACATCGTCGCCCGTGATGTCAAAATCAACGTGCTTACGAAATTCCTCTCGATCGGTTCCAACCAGCTTGATCCACGCGTAGTAAAACTCCTCTCGGGTCTTCCACGTGTTGAGCTCAATCGTCTTAGGGTCGCCAGACTTATTACCCCCGGGTACGTACCACACAAAACCGTCTGGGTCAACCACGAAGGAAAAGCAACGACTTTTTAAGATCGTATTAAACCTTCGCCTGTTGGCCGGGGTCTGATCCTCCGCGGGGAGGTACATCCATTCAAGGTTAGAATAAAAAGTGATGTCATCCAAAGAGAGACTGCCGTCTCGTCCATCAACATCGGCACCGAAGCTGTACGGATGACGCATCATCTTACGAGCTAGCGTATCCCAACCGCCATCGAACTTATTAAATCCAATGCCGTGGTTTAGCTGCCTGTGAGAGTCAATCCAAGCCTCATAGCCTCTGCCAAAGAGCCGGCGAGACATGTAAACCATTTCCTTAGAGCTAGCAACAAAAGTTCGGACTTTGCGATCAGCCAATTTCTCAGCCGACCGCATCTCCTCTTTCTCGCTGTTCACCCATAGGTAGGAGTAGTGATCGTCTAGGCCAGTGAAGTCCCAGACCCTCTCCATATGGTCCACCATCGTCGTAATCATCTCTGAGGTATTTTTAAACAAGCGGTTCCAGGGAGCACCAGGGCTTTTGCGACCATCTAAGGCCGCCAGCGCTTCTTCGTGAGTCGAGACGCCTTTATCCCCAATGAAGGGGCGTTCGTCCTCGTACACCCATCTTCGAGCCAGTCTCTGAATTTCCTCGTCGGGATTTCCGCGCACTACCGCGTACTTCGCCAATGAGCGCCACGGGTTCTCTGGAAAGAGACCCCCATACGCTAGGTCGTACCCTTCAAAGTCAGACATTGACCAGTTATACTTCACCGCCGTGTCCAATACTTCACTATCCATCCGCCTCTTAGGTTTCCCTCGAGTTGGAGTTGGTGTTAGACGCGCAATTACTGGAAAGTAGGGCCCGCAATAATCTCTAGCCTCACGGCGAGTTCTTGCCAACCCTTCTCCCCCTTCGTAGACCTCCCTGACAGTTGAGACTGCGTCTTCCAGTCCCCACTGGGCCCATCTTTCGACGGTGCGCAGGAAGTCTGTTGTGTCCACGAAGGGGATACCTAGTTTCCCTGGCGTTTAGGCCAGGGCATGACTTTGCCGTCAGCTGTCACACCAACTTTGTCATGGTCGATAGGGACAAATCGATTCGGGCTACCTTTCTGAGCCGCGACATGAATACCAATTAAGGCATTATCAGAGATAGCGAACAGAGGGCAACCACTCGCCCCCTCCACGGTTGAAGCCGTGTGGAGTCCAGCGGTATGTTTCTCAATGTTCCCAACGTCTTGCACCATGCCTTCGGGACCGAGAGTCCACAACTCGTCTTCACGGTTGTAGTACATCACGTAACACTTCTCGCCAACCTTGGCACGTCGCACTTTTACGTCCTCCTTGTCCGCAGGCCCATAATTGCCCTTCGGAGCTGCATACAGGCAGATGTCCGCTTCATGGGGTTTAACGTAAGTTTCCTCACGCACACCATGTCTCCCGTTTTCACGAGAGTAAACTTCCATCCGAGTGTTAGGACCGTGGTCACAAGTGACAAGGTTACCCTTGACAACTACGCCATTCTTAGCCCAGGAAGTCGAGGCCGTCGGGCCATCAGACTTCTTGAAACCAACAATCTTTACGACTGCACGGTGATTCACCGGCTTAAGCAACGAGGAATTAACCATAATCGCTTCCTGCTTCGGCTCCTTGGGGCTCTCAGTTTCCTGTTTCTTCTTGTCCTTTCTCTCCTGATTTTTCTTGTTCTTTCGCTTGGCACGGCACCCCGCGCAATAAGCACTCTGGGTATTGGACAGAGCCACATTACATGACTTGCATCGCTCAACGCGAGCTTCAACAACTGGCTCAACTTGAGGCACGATTTGCACCGGCACAGCGGTCTTAGCCGATCTCTCAGCATTCATCCGCTCCACATCCGCAGCTAAGCGGTCCACTTTCGATTGAACTTGAGTGGTGTGGTCAAGGAGCTTCTGGTTTACGCGCTCCAGCGTTCCCATCTTGTCCTTCTGCTCATAGTACTTGCGCAAGATTTCCTGCATGCTGTCAGAAAGTTCCTGACGAAGCTGATCTTTCTGTTCGGCACTCAATTTCACAGCCGTTTCCAGCTGCTGCTCGAGCTCCTTCTTCGATTCAAAGATTCGATCGATCATCTTCTGTGCGTTAGCATCAGTAATCTTCTTCCATTCATCGCGATCCGCTTGATCGTCCAAAGTGAAGTCATTGGGTGAGGGGTTGTGATACCGCCTCGCTTCATAGACAATCTTAAACTCAGGGTTTTCGCCACTCACAACAATTTCATCACCCACCCAAAAAGGGTCCTTCCAACCACGGCTAACTTGCCGGAGCCCGTCAGCCTTGCCAGGAGGAGTTGTTTGTAGCACATACACGGCAGGTTTCTTTTTCCCCTCTCGAGGAACACGTAACTGCCACGTCACCCCAACGTCTTGCAGATCCGCGTCCACGCTGGTTGTAATGAGATTCTTAGCGCGGTCCATTCCCGATTTAACGGGGGCAGACTCCTCGACTTCAGAACCCCAAGTGTCTAAGCGCATGAGGAAATAAATCAATCCGCAAACAAATGCGGAGATAATCCCCACGCACACAAACGCAATGCCATACCGGACAAAGGCATTCCTAATCTTCTCACCCGTGGTCATTGCTTCGGAGAAGCGATTACTGCCAAAATGGCGATCCACATCATCAAAATCGTCAGTGAGGTCATCCTCTTCTGCAGTGATACGATTCACCTCGTTCTGATAATGCTTCTCTAACCCTAGGCACAGCTCCCTCTCGTTGCGCTGATCACCAGACAAGTCAGCGAGATTGGCACCTTCGTAGCGAGACAGCTTTCGCGTGTTCGCTTCCTGCTGCTCACGAATAAACGCGAGCCGATCAGATAAGTGCTTTTTCCGCTTTTCAGCCGCACGTTCGTCCTTTTCGTCTTCAGGGTGCTTGCGCGGTGCACCCGCACCCATAGACTTGCGCCAGAGATCCTTGATCAATCCTTCAAACCCTGACCGCTTAGCCCCATCCCAACCAAATGCGGTGAGGCCAACAAGCAAGGCTGTCCAATGAAGGCACGAAAGGGTATAATCAACAAACTCCAACGCTTGACGGCTCAAACGCGCAGCTTCCGGACGTAAACGCCTTTGGCGGCGCACTTTCGCGCGCCACTGTTCCTGGAAGAAACTTCCAATAATGCCAACAGCGATCGTACAAGCCACGATCCATTCCATGTTGTTACTAGCCCAGTTCCATGTAGACCTGAGCCAGCCACCGGCTACGACACGCACGCCGAAGCGCTTAGTGTCGTCCCATCGATTCACGAACCAGGCTTTCACTCTCGAGCGATCCCACCACGCCAACAACACACCCATTGACACCCAATTAAGGATAGTCACAGGCAGAGTAAAAATGGCCCACGCGTCACGCAGCAATAAACGCCAACCGTTCTCCAAGGGAGTATTAGTCCACTCGAGACGTAGGCGCACACCGACACACGCAGCGCAAATGGCCATAATCGGATGGTTAACGCAAGATAATACGAGCCAGCTAGACAACCAAGACGCAATCCCGGCAGCAAACGAGAAGTAAGCTCCCAGGAGCGCCCAAAGCGATCCATACAGTCCAAAAATCAAATCCAACATTCGCACGATTTCACCTCCAATCGCTTAGGGTGGATATTTAAACGGGGACCTACTTTATTCGGCCTTATCCGTCCCACAAAAGCCCGGCGCGTGTATCACAC